AATTTACCGATTTTCGATGTTGAGATGTTCTTCATCAATTTGAGAATCAACTCTGTTGGTGAAACTTCTGAACTTGTGTATACATGTACAAATATGGTTGGAGAGGAACAGTGTGCAAACTCTGTTGAGTTCCAGCTCGAGTTGAAGAATGTGAGATATCGATCTGACGAGGGTCATACAAATATCATTCAACTCAGTAATGATGTTGGTGTTTGTATGAAGTATCCATCTTTGAATTTACCAAAAACATTATTGGATTCTAAATTTGAAGATGGTGGATATGAAATTATCTCTGAATATCTAGATTATATTTACGATGCTGAACAAAAGTATATGGCGAATGATATTAGCCGAGAGGAAAAACTAGAATTTTTCGATAGCCTTTCGTTGGAGCAAGTAAAGAGCATAAAGAACTTCTTTGCGACGACGCCATCTGTAATTCTAGAACAAGACATTACATGTAACAAGTGTAATGGCACGAATCATATAATGTTGGAGGGCATCCTAAATTTTTTCGACTAATGCTTGGTTATGATAACTTGAAAAATTATTACTCGACGAATTTTACTTTGATGCAACATCACAAGTATTCATTGGGTGAGTTGGATAATTTGATACCGTGGGAAAAACAAATTTATGTGAAGATGTTAGAAAACTACATCAAGGAACAGAACGAAAAACTAAAGATGATGCAGGCACAAAGAAGATAAATGAAAACCAACCTTTCAGATAAACAAGTCAAGAAGATTGCTGATGAACTCAGAAAGGGTCGCAGGAAAAGAGATCCTGCAGCCCTTCAGCAAGCATTGAAAGAAGAACTTGAAGGTTTATCTGGTCTTGAGTTGTTGCGCAGAGAAAGCGAAATTCGAGAGCAATGGACGCTTGCTACGGAAAAGACCACTGCAAAGATGGGTGGATTTCTAGAGGGTCTACTTGGTCCAAAGATTGGAAAGGCATTTGCTCAGAAGTATGCAAGAGCTGATGATAAAGATGTCGAGAAGGCTTCAGCATTTTTTGACAAATATAAAAAAGATCAAGATAAGAAAGAAGGTATCTACGCAAAGAAAAGTGAAAAAGCATCTAAAGAGTTTTCATCGCTAAAGAAAGCAGTAATGAGCATTCAAAAGAATGTTCTAGTAATCAGAAAAAGTTTGGGAAACAAATCAACTCCCTCTTCAGCAACTGCGAAGTCTGAATTCTATTTCGACCCTAGAATGGCTGGCGGTGGTAGATGGAAAGAAGCTGGCACTGATAAAATGGTCAGCGCCAAAGAAGTGCAATTGAAGAGAAGTGAGAGTTTAGGAAAAGCCATCGCTGCTGATGAAGACCCAATGCTCCGAGTTGCAGAATCTATGGAAGGAATCATGAAAAGTCTTGGTGAGATGACCAAGAATAAAACTGTTCATGAGAAACTTGACGAAATGCAAGATGATCTAGAAGATGTGGGTGATGATAGTTCATTATTAGATCTTCTCGGTGGCGGTGGTGGTCGTCGTGGCAGAAGAGGCAGAAAGGGTAGACGTGGTAATCGAGGTGGTAGACGTGGCGGAAGAATGGGTGGTGCGCTCGGACTGGGTGGACTGCTCGCAGGTGCTGCTGGTGGTTATCTCGCTTACTCAGCAGTTGATTCAATGCGCGACCCTAATCTAATACACGATGATCCAGAATTCTTGAAACAACAAGCTGGACTTGCAGAAACATCAGAAGAAAAGGCAGCTGTTGGCGATCAAATTGCTGCTCAAAAAAGAGACATAAAACTTGAGGCTGGAGCAACTGCAGCTGGTATTGGTGGAGCTGTAGGTGGCGCAGTTGTCGCTAAGAAAATTGCAAAAACTGCAGTTGTGAAGAATGCGAAATCAAAAGTCTGGAGTTTGTTCGTTGGTTTTGTGAAGAAGAAAGCACCAAGTTTGTTTGCTAAGATTGGTGCGCGATTGGCTGTTGCTGGTGGATTGGCTACAGTTCCATTTATAGGATGGGTTGGAACTGCAGTTACTGTTGTTGGTAGTATTTGGCTTGCATATGATTTGTTTCAATTGTGGCAAGAATTTTCTGCACTCAGTGAAGCTGAGCAAGCATTGTATGACGAAAAGGCAGAAAAGAGTACTGGTGAAGTTGGTAAAGGTGCAGCTGCGCCAGCGGCAGCTGCAGGAGCTGCAGCGGGAATGGCTATTGCTGCATCAACACCACAAACAACCGCACCACCTGCTCAAGAGCAAGGTGTGTTCTCTAAAATCAGTGGTGCCATTTCTTCAGCATATCAAGGAGCAAAACAGTTTCTTGGAATGGGTGATGGTTCAACGGCATCACAATCTGATTTGGCGAAATATGTTCGCCTAAAAGACAGTAGCGTTGACATCAATGGATTGAACCCTCAGCTGAAGACTCGTTTGGCTGGTATGTCCAAAGAATATTATGAGCAAACTGGCAAAAAGATTCAATTGAATTCTGGATATCGTTCACCAGAGGAACAAGCCGAGCTCTATGCTAAATTAGGTCCACCAAAAGCTGCGCCTCCAGGAAGAAGTCGCCATGAAAGTGGATTGGCGATTGATATGAATTCTCCAGATGCAAACAAAGCAGTAGAACTTGGCTTGATGCAGAAGTATGGATTTACTCGACCTGTTCGTGGTGAAACATGGCACGTTGAGCCGATTGAAACTGCAAAGCGTGGTGGTTCACCAGATAACCCATACAAACCAGGAGCTCCTGTTGCAGTTGCTAATAAGGGTGGTGATGTTGTAAGTCCAGAAAGTGGAAAGATTCCACAAAGTTTGGGACCAGGTGCAAGTGCTGGAACTGCAGAATCTTCTTCTGGAGCTGCAGCTGTTGCAGCAGCAACACCAAAAGCAGAATCATTCACAGAATCTGAAGTGAGATCAGAGACAAGAAACGAAGGAAGTGCTCAAGTTACAGTTGAAAGAAGTTCAAGCACTACAATTGGACCAGCACCAAAGAGTGACCAACCTACTTGGTTGAGTGCAGGAATGGAGCCAGATTGGTTGAAGTCTAAGCAAGAGACGCCCGATCTCAAGCCTCAAATGTCAATGAGTGGTGAAGGGTTGAAGAATCAATCAGTTGCAATAGAAGATGCAAAAATGCAGATGCAAACAGCACCTGCGCCAGTGGTCAATAATATACAAGCAGGTCAATCTGGTCCACCACCAATGATACCAAAGAGTCCAGCACCAAAGGCTACAACGCGACCACAAGACAGTTCATTCATGCGCGCATTGGCAAAAGACTTTGCTCACCCAACTGCATTCACAACTGTGAGCATGGTATAAAAAAAGGGGGACCGAAGTCCCCCTGAAAACATCTACGGTTTTCTAAAGAAAATTACTCAGCAGCAAGTTTCTCGAAGAACGCCATGTCGTCATCTTCGACAGTGACTTCTTCAGCAGTTACTTTCTTGGCTGGAGCAGAGCGAATGACAGGAGCGGCTGCTTCCTCATCATCAACTCGCTTTGCGGTTGCGCCAGTCACACCACCAGCACCAAGAACCTTGTCCAACTTCGCCTTGAGTTCATCATAGGACTTGAAGTTTTCAGGCTTCAAGAAATCCTTGAGTGAATATGCAGACTTCCAGACCTGCTCAATCTTCGCGTCTTCACCACTCAACAATGGAGCAGGAGCAGCAAACTCCGACTTGTCATAGTTGCGATAGCCTTCGACATTACGAATCTTGATTTTGAAATCCGCACCCTTCCAGAAGTCAAACGGATTCATTGGAGTCTCATCAGCAAACTGCGGCTCGAGTTGCTCTTTGATCTTGTCGAAAATCTTCTTTCCGAACTTGAACAAGAACACCTTACCTTCATTTTGCGGACGCTTGGCGTCAGAGATCACAAGAACGTTTGCGATATAGGTCAACTTGCGCTTCTGCTTACGAGCAATTTCCTTGTTGGCTTCAATGCCAGAATTCCAAAGAACTGTGTTGTACTCAGAAACAGGATCGGTCTTGCCAAGAGTTGTGAGAGAATTCTCAATGTACCAACCACCTGGACCTTGGAAACCGTGTGACCAAATTTGTACCCACGGTAGACCATCTTCACCGTCAACGGCTGGCGTATCGAGAAAGCGGATAACTGCGTATCCGTTGCCAGCAGCGTCAACTTCGGGTTGCCAAAAACGTTCATCGACGTTTTTACCACCACCGTTACCAGCAGAAGATTGCTCAACTGCCTTCTTCAACTTATCAAGGGATGAACCCTTCTTTAGACTAGATAGCGACATATGTATTACCTCGTATAGCGTAGTATGAATTGTATAACGACTTATCCACTTTTGTCATAACAATACTATTATATAGCATTTTCATCACCAAGTAAAGTCTCCTTTGTCAACTTTTTATATTTGTCAACGTTCACCGCAAGAAAAGCACCATACTTGCGCACCTTTCTTGACACTTTGGGATAGATGATGTCATCTGAAATCTTCTTGTCCCAAATTTGTATAAAGTTGAAGATGTTATTGAGAATCACAAGAGTCTCAATCGTCACATCTTTTTGGAGGAACGCGACTAACAATTTTGGAAATTGTCCATCTTCAACTTTGAATAGATCATTGAATGATTCTTTTGTGGCAATCTTTTGTAGATCTTCTACATAAACCTTGCTCATGGAATCTGTGATTCGTTTCCAATTCCTATAAGTTTCTTCAGCCTCTTCTTCAAGCAATGACTTGGTCCAGTTATCATCACTGTGTACAAAATTAGCAACCAGAAATGGAACCATCTCATCGTCGCGATACTTGCGCGCAAGACGGTGGAATAGAAACTTGTCACGACGTTTTTGAAATGCATCGACAGAAATCCTTGTCTTGCCATCGTATTGAAAGAAGTTGTACTTCTCTGAGGAGAAGTGTAACTTGATGGCTTGATACAATCCGTATAGATCATATCCGTTCACAGTGGCAATCGACCTCCGCGAGGAAGAAATCTCAACTCCATCGCCTCACCTTCAATGATACTCTTCAGAGATTCGTTGATCATCGAAGCAGCAACTTCAATCTCAAGATTATTTCTTTCGCAGTAAGTTGTAATTGCGTCCATATGATCAATCTTTTCTTTCATTGCCATTTCCATGATCATTATAGAGAAATTATTTTTTTCTTCTCGGCTTGCCATATTAGATCTCATATTGCGTCAAGGAATTGTTCAACTGCTGAGTCACACGAACAAACGTTGTACGCTTACTCAACTCCTTCAATTCACTCGCCCCCACATATGTACAAGCAGATCGGAGACCACCCAGAATATCTTGCATAGTATGTTTCACTTCACCACGATATGGAATATCAACTGTCTTACCTTCAGAGGCACGATAGTTTGCCACACCACCATTATGTAAATCCATGGCTGTATCAGAACTCATGCCATAGAACTTATTATCACCAAACGGAGATGCTCCACCTTCCTTGTGTCCAGCAAGCATTCCACCAAGCATCACAAAGTCGGCACCCGCAGCAAATGCTTTCACAACGTCTCCAGGAACGGTACACCCTCCGTCCGCTATAATATGACCCCTGAGACCATGTGCAGCATCTGCGCACTCAATAACCGCACTCAACTGCGGGTAGCCGATACCTGTTTTCTTTCGTGTTGTACAGACAGAACCAGGACCAATACCAACCTTCACAACGTCCACACCTGCGAGAATCAACTCTTCAGTCATCTCTGGTGTGACAACATTACCTGCCATCAGTATCACGTTAGGATACTTCTCACGAAACCTTTGAATGAAATCAACAAATGATTGTGTATAGCCATTCGCAACGTCAACACAAACTCTCATTGATGAGAAATTAGAATTAGCATAAACAAGTGCAAACTTCTCAAGGTCAGAATCACTAATTCCCAATGAATAGATGCTGCTCTTCAGTTTGCGTTGAAGTTGATAAACTAGTTTATTCTCTTCATAGTGTTTTGTGAGCGCCACTAAACATCTATGTTTGTTCAGTTCATCATCCATCTCAATTGTGCCAACACCATCCATGTTGGCAGCAATAATCGGAACACCTTTCCAACTATTGCCACTTCTAAAAGTAAATGTTCTTTCGAGATTTACTTCGCTTCTTGATGATAATGTAGAACGCTTCGGAGTAATCAGGACATCTTTATAGTCCAGTTTCACATCTTCAATAATACGCATAAAGCCTCAATGATAAAATATATGATTGCCAATCTTGCGAATCAATTGCTTTTGTTCAGCCCATGCTGGCTCAACATAAGTTGCGTGGAAATACTTTGCAGATCCAATTATACCGTAATGGTGTTTGGAAATCAATATGTTCTCAGCAATCTTGATTGAGTCTCTCCAAGCATCACTGTTTTTGTAAACTTTTTTCTTGCCTTCGCAGACCCAAGAGAACTGACAAGTGCCTTTGATGCGTTGATGCACAACACCGCAAACAGTACGAGGATATTGTGTACTCTTGACGCGATTCATGGTGACTTCAGCAACAGCAATCTTGCCAGCGCGAGGCTCACCACCTGCTTCAAAATAGATGTTGCGCGCAAGGCACTCAACTTCTTTCAAGACCAATTGTTTCTTTTCGTAAGAAAGATTTAGAAACTCGACTTTGTGATTTAGAGTTTCGAGTTCAGATTGTAATATCACATTT